TCATGGGGATAACATAAGGCAACCGCTTGCGCTAGTCAAGCTGAAAAGATGGGGCAGTCGAAAAAAGAGGGGGGGGCGGTCCCCAGCCGGCGGGGGCAAGGCTGGGGCGGCCCGGCGACGGCCTCCTCCAGCCGGCCGGCGGCGCTCCGGCGGGCCTCCTAGAGCGTCGCCCGGTCGTAGCGGGCCCCGGCCGTCCGCGAGCCGGCGTGGCCGAGGAGCCGGCGGACCGTCTCTCGCCATCGTAGGCCCCGCGAAGGGGGGCGGCGGGAGAATCTGCTTGCAAATCTGGAAGCTCCGGCCTATACTTCCCACGGATGCACGGAACCTCTCTCGCCGCCACCGAGATCAATCCGCCGCGGCAGGCGCCGCGCCGGCCGGTCCGCCTCCGGGCCCTCCTCTACGAGGCCAGCTGGCACCGCGCCGACCTCGCCCGCGCGCTCGGGATGCCGGCCTCGACCACCTCGCGCGTCTTCGACGGCGTCCGGCCGCTGAAGCTCGCGGAGGCCGTCCGCCTCGCCAGCGCGCTCTCCGAACAGCTCGCCCGCCGCGTCACGCCTGAAGACCTCCTCGACGAGGAAATGTGAGCTGCGGCGTCTTCAAAAGCTACAGGCCGGGGGAGGTCTCCCCCGAAAGCGCAAGGGCCGACGCTGCAACGCCGGCCGGAAGGGACACCCGATGAACAACTCGACCTTCTACCACCGCAACCGCCCGACTGTCAACGGAGGTGCCGCGTGAGCCGGCGCGCGTCGAAGCCGTGCTACGGCTGGCAGCTCGGGAACCGGATGGCGCTCCTGCCGAGCGCGAAGCGCCTCTCGACGGCGGAGAAGGACGCCCCGGCCGGCGCGACCGTCGGGATCTGGGACGACGAGGCCGGCCGCCTGACGCCGGTCCGCGTGAAGGGCGGGCGGTCGTGACCAGCGGCGCCTCGAAGGAGGCCGGCTACGCCCTCCTCCTCGCGGACGCGAACCGCGCCGTCGAGGCCGCGAAGCTCGCCGTCTCCCAGCACCGCCACGGGGCCGCCTCCCGGCTGAAGGCCGCGGAGCGCTTCCGCGACGGCATCCGCTCGAAGCTCGGGATGGGGCCGGCCTCCGCGCCGGCCCCGGCCGGGCCCTTCGCCTTCGACACGCTCGCCCCGGACTTCGGCGTGGACGAGGAGCGGCCGTGAACGACCCCGTCGACTTCCTCGCCGCCGCGCGCGCCGTCGTTGCGTACCTCCAGACGCCCGGCGCCGTCGCCCTCGTCTCCATCTGCCTCTTCGCGTGGGCCCTGTCCCGCGTCGTCGAGGCCGCGACCGACCCCAAGCGAAAGGAGGGCGACCGTGGAAGGTAACGCCCTGATCCTCCTCGACGAGCCGACCCGCGAGGAGTGGCTCGCCGCCCGGAACACGCACGTCGGGGGCTCCGAGGTCGCCGCCCTGATCGGGATGCACCCGTACATGACGCCGCTGAAGCTCTGGCTTCAGAAGACCGGCCGCGTCAAGGCGACGGAGGAGACCGCCCGGATGCGGCTCGGCAAGGCGGCCGAGGCCATCATCCTCGGCGAGTATCAGCTGGAGACCGGCTGCGTCGCCCGGCTGAACGCGAAGCTCTTCCGCCACCCGGAGGCCCCGCTCGGCGGGACGCCCGACGCCTTCCGCGTCGAACCGGACTCCGAGGGGGTCGAGCTGAAGTGGCACGGCACCCATCAGCGCGCGAAGTTCGGGGAGGCGGGCTCCGACGAAGTCCCCGACCACCACTTCATTCAGGCGACCGTCTACGCCGGCCTGACCGGCCAGCCCCGCTGGCACTTCGGCGTCCTTTTCGGAAACGACGGCGTGACGCCCTACACGATCCGCTTCGACGCCGACCTCTACGCGGTGCTGGTCGACGCGGCCGCGCGCTTCTGGCGCGACCACGTCGTGAACGACGTCCCGCCCGAGATCGACGGCTCCGACGACGCGCGGCGCTACGTCGAGGGGAAGTTTCCACGGGAGAAGGCCCCGCTCCGCCCGGCGAACGCACGGGAGGAGGAGTGGCTTCGGGCCCTCCTCGACGCCCGGGCGAAGGCCTCCGAGATCAGGGCGCTGGAGGAGACCCTCCGCACCTACCTCGAAGCTGCCATCGGGGAGTCCGCCGGCGTCGAGGCCCCGGGCCTCGGCCGCGTGACGTGGAAGGCGACGAAGGACTCGTTGCGCGTCGACTGGAAGGCCGTCTACTCCTCGCTCCTCCCGAAGCTCCCACCCGACCTCGTCGAGGCCGCCGAGCGCCTCGTCGCTGACGCGACGACGGTCACGCCCGGCTCCCGCCGCTTCCTCCCGACCGACCTCCGCAATCCCGAGAAGGAGTCCTGAGATGTCCACCGCCCCGAACGAGACCGCCCTCGCGCCGTCGCGCCGCGAGCCGCTCGGCCACCTGAAGAACCTCCTCGACGCCGCCCGGCCGTCGATGGCGGCCGTCATCCCCAAGCACCTCACGCCCGAGCGCCTCATCAAGGTCGCGCTCGTCGCGGTCTCGAGGACGCCGGCGCTCATGCAGGCCGACCCGATGACCGTCGTCCAGTCCGTCATGCAGGCCGCCCAGCTCGGCCTCGACCCGGCCGGCGTCCTCGGCGGCGCGTACCTCGTCCCCTTCCGCAACTCGAAGACCGGCCGGCAGGAGTGCCAGCTCATCGTCGGCTACCGCGGCCTCCTCGACCTCGCCCGGAGGTCCGGGCAGATCGAGTCGGTCGAGGCCCGCGTCGTCCGCGAGGCCGACCACTTCAAGGTCCGCTTCGGGACCGACACCGCCGTCGAGCACGTCCCCTGCATCGACGGCGACCCGGGGGCCCTCCGCTTCGTCTACGGCGTCGCGTGGCTCAAGGACACGCCGCGGCCGGTCGTCGAGGTGATGACCCGGGCGGAGATCGAGAAGATCCGCCGCCGCGCGAAGGCCGGCGAGTCCGGCCCGTGGGTCTCCGACTACGACGAGATGGCGCGGAAGACCGTCATCCGCCGGCTGGCGAAGTACCTCCCCTTGACCACCGAGCTGGCGACCGGGCTGGAGCTGTCCGGGATCTCCCACGACACCGCGGAGATCGTCGCCCTGCCCGGCGTCGAGGTCACGCCGGCGCCCGACCAGAGCGCCGCCGGCCCCGGCGAGGTCGTCACCGTCACCGGCGAGGTCGTCGAGGCGACGGCGCTCCCGGCGCAGGCCTCGTCCGCGGCCGTGGAGGCCTCCACGCCGGCCTCGCCGGAGGAGCCGGCTCCCTTGGCGGCCCCGGCCTCCCGGGCCGGCCGGATCGCCGCCAAGGCGCGCGCCGCCGCCTCCGCCCCGGCCGTCCCCCAGCCCGACCTGATCTAGCGCCGGCCGCCCCCGGGGGCTCCGGCTCCCGGGGGCTTTGCCACGGAGGCCCGTGATGTCGACCACCGACGACACCGTGACGGAGAACGCGGCCACGCGATACCCGCGCTTCTACGTCTTCAAAGACCGCAACGACGTCTGGACTTGGGGCTACCGGCGCCCCGGCGAGACCGCCCCGGCCGGCGTCCGCCTCTACGTCCACACCATGCAGGAGGCCGTCGAGATCGCGGCCGCCCGGAGCCGCGAGGACGCCCGCCGCGCCTCCGACCACACCGATCCGCAGCTCGACCTTCTGGGGATGGCCTGATGTACGGGAAGGTCTTCGCCCAGATGTACCGGGGCTCCCTCTACGGGTCCGGCTTCGGCGTCTTCGCCGTCTGGGGCTGGGTCATCGCCAACTGCGACCAGAAGGGCCACATCGAGATCAACCCGCGCGAGCTGGCGTCCGTCCTCGGGGGCTCCCGCGGCGAGGTCGAGGAGGCCCTCCGCTTTCTGGAGAGCCCCGACCCGGAGTCGCGGACGCCCGACGAAGACGGCCGGCGCCTGATGCGCGAGGGGCAATACCTCTACCGCGTCGTCAACTTCCCGAAGTACCGGGCGATCCTCGACGAGGAGGCCCGGAAGGAGTATCAGCGGCGCTGGGACCGCGAGCATCGGCCGTCGGGGCACGCCCGGGCGAAGGCGGCCGATCCCGCGCCGGCCGGCGAACCGACTCAGTCCGACTCAGCCCGACACGGTCCGACTCAGTCCGACACGGTCCGACACGGTCCGACAAATCCGACACATACAGAAGCAGAAGCAGAAGCAGAAGCAGAAGAAGAAGAGACCCTAACGGGTCTCTCGTCGCCGGCCGCCCCGGCGACGGCCCCGGACGCCGCGCACAAGGTCGTCAAGGCCGGCCTGAACCCAGACCACCTCGCCGCGTTATGGAACCGGGTCACCGGGGGGCTCCTCCCGAAGGTCTCGAAGCTCACCGAGAAGCGCCGCCGCGCCGCCAAGGCGAGGCTGGCGGAAGTCCCCGACATCGAGACGTGGGAGGCCGCCATCCGGCGCCTCGCCGCGTCGTCCTTCGCCCGGGGGGAGAAGGGGGGCTGGGTCGCCGACTTCGACTTCCTCCTCCGCCCCGACACGCTGGTAAAGGTCTCGGAGGGGCGCTACGACGACAGGCGCCCGGCGCCGAAGCCGCTCCCCGGCGCCCACTATGCGAAACCGGCCGAAGTGCAGAGCCCGGCCACCCGGACCCTGCAAGTCCCGCCACCGACCCCGGAAGGCGACGCGAACGTCTGGCCGACGCTCGTCGGAGACCTCGCCTCGGTCGTGGACGAGCGCGACATCACCGTCTGGCTCCGCCCGGTCCGTCAGGCCGGCCCCGTGAACGGCCACCTCGCCCTCGTCGCGCGGAGCCGCGAGGCCGCGACCTTCATCCGGGACGAGTTTCTCCCGACCATCGCGGACGTCGCCCGGGAACACGGGATCGACGTCCCCATCCGCCTCTTCTCCGAAGACGGCGAGGAGGTCGCGGCCTGATGGCAGCTCCCGCCTGCGTCGACTGCGGCAGGCCGGTCCTCGAAACCGGCCTCCGCCTCAACCTCCGCGACCCGAACCGGGTCGCCGTCTGCCGGACTTGCAGGGCGTCCCGCGGAGGCCGTGCCTACTCGACCAAGGCCGAGTCCCACCGGGTCTCGCGCCTGATCGACGTCGCGCTCTCCGCCCGAGAGAAAGGGGGCCGCAGGTGACCGCTCGCCGCGCCTTCGACCTGAACGGGCCTCCCGTCGTCCGCGCCGGGAAGGTCACCAGACCCGTCACCCTCGCCGTCGACGAGATCGTCGTCCGCGACTCCAGCGGCCGCGTCATCCGCCGCGCCTTCTGGGGCCGCGGCGACTTCGAGGCCAAGCCGTGGGCCGAGGTGCCCGCGTGAACGGCGCCGCGCGCATCGACGCCGTCGTCCCCGGGCGAGACCTCCCCTACCTCTCCCCCCGGCCCCGCCGCCGGAGAAAGGCCGCCTGATGCCCACCGAGACGCTCTCCTGCACCCTGACCCCCGCCGAGTCCGCCGCGCGCGCCTTCGAGCTGGCCGTCCTCGTCCGGAAGATCGAGGACGAGGAGACCGCCGCGAAGGCCGCCGCCGCGGCCGCCCGCGACTCGATGAAGGAGCTGGACGCCGACCTGCGGCGCCTCGCCCGCGTCGTCCGCGAGGGGAAGGAGGACCGGCAGGTCGAGGTCCGCGTGACCCGGAACCCGACCGACGCGACCGTCGAGACCGTCCGCGTCGACACCGGCGAGATCGTCCGCTCCCGCGCCATGACCCCGGAGGAGCGGCAGATCCCGCTCCACCTCGTCACCGGCGACGACGAGGAGACAGGGTCGTGACGCAAATCCGCTTCAGCGTCGACGGCCGGCCCGCGACGGCCGGCTCGAAGCGCGCCTTCCCCTTCGCCGGGAAGGACGGCCGACTCCACGTCGCCGTCTCCGACAACTCCGGCGAGCGCGGCAAGAGCTGGCGGGCCCTCCTCGTCGACGCCGCCCGCCGGGCCTACGTCGGGCCGCCGCTCGACGGTCCGCTCGTCCTCGACGTGACGTTCCGCTTCGACCGCCCGCGGGCCCACTACGGCTGGAAGAAGTCCCGCCCCTACGTCAAGCAGGGGGCCCCCGACTACCCGGCCGTGAAGCCCGACGCGACGAAGCTCCTCCGCGCCGTCGAGGACGCACTCAACGGAGTACTCTGGGCCGACGACGCCCGGATAGTCGTCCAGCGTGCCCGGAAGGTCTACGCGACGAGCCCGGGAGTCGACGTCGCCCTTTCCCTCGCCGCCCGCCCGGGCGACGGGGCCACCTACCTCACGCTGGAGGCCGCCGGTGCCTGACCGTGTCTGCGACGTCTGCAAGCGCCCGAAGCCGGAGATCGCCTTCGACCACGCCGAGGCCCGTCAGGGCTCCCGGAAGACGACCTGCCAGCCGTGCCTCCGGGACATCCGCAAGGCGACCCGCCACCGCGCCACCCTCCGCCGGGCCGCGAAGGGGAAGGCCGCCCGGATCGCCGCCGGCCTCCCGCACCGGGGGATGGCCTACATCGCCGAGCGGTGGGCCCGGTCGTGAGCGCCTCCCCCCGCCCCCTCTACGAGTCGCCCCGGGACCGGGCGAACGAGTCCGACGTCGCCGGCGGGATCGCCCGCGCGTGGGGGCTCGCCGCCCGGAAGCTCCCGATGCAGTACCGGGTCGACTTCGCCCTCCTCGACGGCGACTCCGTCGGGGCGTTCCTTGAGGTGAAGGACCGCTCGCGCTACCGCAGCGACGCCTTCCCGACTCTCATCCTGTCCGCGGCGAAGTACGAGGCGGCGCTCTCCCTGACCCGGGCCTTCGGGCTCCCGGTCTTCCTCGCCGCACGCTGGGCCGACCGGACAGGCGTCCGACTCATCCAGCCGGAGAAGACCCTCCGGCTCGTCCTCGCCGGCCGGCGCGACCGCGGGGACTGGCAGGACATGGAGCCGTGCGTCGCCATCGACGTCCGCGGCTTCGTCGACCCCGCCACGCTCGCGCCGGAGGGGCCCGCGTGACGACCTTCGGACCCGGGAAGATCCTGACGCCCGCCGAATGGGAGAAGGCCTCGCGTGGCGCCCTCCGGCGCCACGACGAGGCCCTCCGCGCGCAGCTGGCCGCCGCCCTCCGGCTCATCGGCTGGCTCGCGGACGGCAGCTGCACCTGCCCGGACGGCCTCCACTCCATCTGCCCGGCCTGCCGCTGCCGGGCCTTCCTCGGCACGCCGCCGTCAACCCCGGCGCGCTCGCCGCGCCTCCCCCAGCCCGACGCGGAGGACTTCGCGGAATGATAGGGCACTCTGTCCTCGGACTCCCGGCCCCGACCGCCGCCGCCCTGCGCGACATCGCGGACGAGCGTTCCCGCCAGAACCGCCTCTGGAACCGCGAGCCCGGCCGCTGGCTCCTCTCCGACGAGGCGAAGCTCGTCGTCCTCGTCGAGGAGGTCGGGGAGGTCGCCCGCGCCATCCACGACCGCGAGGGGAACGACCGGCTCCGCGAGGAGCTGATCCAAATCGCCGCCGTCTGCACGGCGTGGGCGGAGACCCTCTCCCCGGGGGCTTCGACTCCCGAGAAGGAGGCCCCGCGTTGAAAGACCCGGCCGCCGAGAGGAAGAGGTAAGACGCGGGTGGCGTGGCCTCGGTGCCCGGTCTGCCAGCGGCGGCACGCCCGCCGCTGGCGCCTCCGCCTTTTCGACAGGGCCGTGGGCTACTTCGGCCAGAACGCCGAGGTCAACCGCTCCCACCGATGCCCGTGCGGCGCGACGTGGCTGACGGTCGAGGCCATCACCTCCGTCAACCCCGCAACCCCGCGCCTCCGCAGGAAGTACGACGACTCCGGACAGCCTGCTGACCGAACCCCCTTGCCCGGCGCGGAGCCGTCAACCACGTTGGAACCGCCACCGGCTCTGAAAAGCGGGAGCCAGAAAGGCCAGAAGGAATGAAGATCCGCGACCGCGTCCTCCGCCTCGATCGAGTCCGGGCAGGCGACCTCCTGCCGAACCCGAAGAACTGGCGGACGCACCCGGACGAGCAGAAGGACGCCCTCCGCGGCGTCCTCGCCGAGATCGGCTACGCCGACGTCCTCCTCGCCCGCGAGACCCCGAACGGCCTGATGCTCGTCGACGGGCACGCCCGGGCCGAGATCACCCCCGACGCGGAAGTCCCGGTCGCCGTCCTCGACATCGACGAGGCCGAAGCCGACCTCCTCCTCGCCTCCCTCGACCCCCTCGCCGCGATGGCCGGCCGGAACGACGAGGCCCTCGCCGCCCTCCTCGCCGACGTCCACACGTCGAACGAGGCCGTCCGGAAGATGCTCGACGACCTCCTCGCCTCCGGCGGGGCGCCCGCCTCCTCGGGCCCGGGCACCGCGACGCCGACCCCTCCCTCCCTCGTCGAGCGGTTCGGCGTCCCACCGTTCTCCGTCCTCGACGCCCGGCAGGGCTACTGGCAGGAGCGAAAGCGGGGATGGATCTCCCTCGGGCTCCGCTCCGAGGTCGGTCGCGGGGCGAACCTCATGGGCCGCGGGATTCTCGAAATGGTCACGCTCTGGACCGGCTTCACCTACCAAGAGACGAAGGACTTCGTCGACGCGCGCCGGGCCGCCGGGAAGACCGACCCCGAGATCCGGGCCGAGGCTCAGGAGATGGGGCGGAAGCGGGGCCGGACCGTTTCCAACGGGGGCCGGCTAACGTGGGGGAAGGGGACGCGCCCGGTCGAGGAGATGGACGACGTCACCCGGAAGCACGTCGAGGTCACGGGCGGGACGTCGATCTTCGACCCCGTCCTCTGCGAGCTCGCCTATCGCTGGTTCTGCCCCCCCGACGGGACCGTCCTCGACCCCTTCGCCGGCGGGTCCGTCCGCGGCGTCGTAGCCGGCCGCCTCGGCCGCTCCTACGTCGGGATCGACCTCCGGGAGGAACAGGTCGAGGCGAACCGGAAGCAGTGGGCGGAGATCGGCTCCCCCTTCGCCCCCGTCGTCGCCGACGTCCCCGACGAGACCCCGGACCTGACCCCGGTCGAGTGGCTGGGCGACGAGAGGGTCTGGGTGAAGCGGGACGACGCCTTCGCCTTCGCCGGCGTCCGGGGCGGGAAGGTCCGGACGTGCCGCGTCCTCGCCGAGGGGGCTCCCGGGCTCGTCACGGCCGGATCCCGGCAGAGCCCGCAGGCGAACATCGTCGCGCAGATCGCCCGCCGCCTCGGCGTCCCCTGCCGCGTCCACACGCCCGAGGGCGAGCTATCCCCGGAGCTACTCGCGGCGAAGGCCGCCGGCGCCGAGGTCGTCCAGCACCCGGCCGGCTACAACAACGTCATCGTAGCGCGCGCCCACGACGACGCGGTCTCCCGGGGCTGGCGCGAGATCCCCTTCGGCATGGAGTGCGAGGAGGCCGTCCGCCAGACCTCCCGACAGGTGGCGAACCTCCCGGCCGGCGCCCGCCGCCTCGTCGTCCCGGTAGGCTCGGGGATGAGCCTCGCCGGCATCCTCCACGGGCTCGCCGCCGCCGGGCGGGACGACATCGAGGTCGTCGGGGTCGTCGTCGGGGCGGACCCCGAGAAGCGGCTGAACCGCTACGCCCCCGCCGGCTGGGCCTCCCGCGTGAGCCTCGTCCCCTCGGGCCTCGACTACCACGCCCACGCGCCCGCGACCCGGATCGGGGAGATCGACCTCGACCCCGTCTACGAGGCGAAGTGCCTGCCGTTCCTCATGCCCGGCGACCTACTCTGGGTCGTCGGCCGCCGGCAGAGCGTCGAGCCCGCGACCCTCCGCCCCGTCCCGACCCCCGAGTGGGTGACGGGCGACTCCCGGGAGCTTGCGACCCTCCTCCCGCCCGACTTCGCCGCCGACTTCGTCTTCTCCTGCCCCCCCTACGCTGATCTGGAGGTCTACTCCGACGATCCCCGCGACCTCTCGACGATGGGCTACGAGGACTTCCTCCGGACCTACCGGGAGATCATCGCGGCCGCCGTCGCACGCCTCCGCCCCGACCGCTTCGCCTGCTTCGTCGTCGGCGACGTCCGTGATGCGAAGGGGCTCTACCGTAACTTCCCGGCCGAGACGATCGCCGCCTTCGAGGCCGCCGGCGCCCGGCTCTACAACGAGGCCGTTCTCGTCACGGCCGTCTCGACCCTCGCCCTCCGGGCCGCCGGCGCCTTCGTCGCCTCGCGGAAGCTCGGGAAGGCCCACCAGAACGTCCTCGTCTTCGTGAAGGGCGACGGGAAGAAGGCGACCGAGGCGATCGGCCGGGTCGAGTTCGGCGACGTCGACCCGGCCTCTATCGGGGTCGAGGACGCCCCCGTGGTGAACGATGGAACCGGAAGCGAAACCCCCGCGAATTGACCCGAAGACAGGTCGGCAACTCCCGAGGTCGCCCGGCCGCCGGCGTCGCGCATTCGGCCCCCGCTCGAAGTTCAACCCTGACGCCGCCGCTCAGATCCTCACCCTCGTCCGCGCGGGGAACTACCCGGACACGGCCGCCGCCTTCGCCGGCGTCGCCGTCTCGACGCTCCGGGCGTGGGTGAAGGACGGGATGAAGGGCCGGACGCAGGAGCTGGAGGACTTCGCCCGCGACCTCGCCGCCGCGGAGGCCGTCGCGGAGGTCGCCGCCGTCCGCGAGATGAGGCGGTCGCCCCGGGAGGCCCGGCGCTTCCTTGAACGCCGCTTCTCCGCCCGCTGGGGCCCGAAGGCCCAGATCAGCCTCGGGGGCATCGCCGGCGGCCCCGTGCAGGTCAACCTGACATGGACGGAGGCCCGGGGGCGTGGATGAAATCGACCTCGCCCTCCCGCCGCTTCACCCGCTCCAGCTCGAAATCGCCCGCGACCCAAGCCGCTTCAAGGTCGCGTGCCTCGGGCGCCGGACGGGGAAGACCAAGGTCGGCTCCGTGATGGTCTCCATCCCGGCGCTCCGCGGCGGCCGCGCGTGGTGGATCGCCCCCACCTACAAGGTCGCGCAGGTCGGCTGGCGGGACATCGTCGGGCTGCTCTCGCAGGTGCCCGGGACCGAGATCAGCAAGTCCGACATGACGGCCTACGTCCGCGCCACCGGCGGGGAGGTCTCCGTCCGCTCCGCCGACGACCCGCAGAAGCTCCGCGGCGACGGCCTCGACTTCGCCCTCTTCGACGAGGCGGCCTACCAGCCGCTCCGGATCGTCTGGACGGACGTCATCCGCCCCGCCCTCGCGGACCGCCGCGGGGGGGCCGCCTTCTTCTCGACGCCGAACGGGAAGGACGCCTTCTGGGAGCTGTTCACCCGCGGCGGCGACCCCACCTTCGCCGACTGGAAGAGCTGGCACGCGCCGACCGGCGCGAACCCCTTCATCGACCCGGCGGAGATCGAGGACGCCCGCGGGGACATGACCGAGATCGCCTTCCGGCAGGAGATCCTCGCGGAGTTCCTCGACTCCGGCCTCTCCGTCTTCGCCGGCTACGAGGGCTGCCTCGTCGAAGGCGCCCTCGAAGGGCCGCGCGTCGGGGCCCGGTACGTCCTCGGGGCCGACCTCGGGCGGAGGCTCGACTTCACGGTCCTCTACCTGATCGACGTCCAGCGGCGGCGCCTCGTCGGCTTCTGGCGGTGGACCGGGCTCCCGTGGGCCGAGCAGCGGCGGCGCATCGTGGAGATCGCCCAGCGATACGCGCCCTGCCGCGTCTACCCGGACGCGACCGGCGTCGGGGACGCCGTGGTCGAGGAGCTTCTCGCCTCCCCGATCTCCGTCCGCCCCGTCGTCATCACCTCCGGGAAGAACGTCACCGAGACCGGCATCCCCCGGAACGTCCTGATCGAGCGCCTCGCCGTCACCCTCCAGCGGAGGGGAATGACGATCCCGCGCTGCCCGGAGATCGAGCCGCTCCGCGTCGAGCTTCAGGCCTTCCGCTTCGCCACCCGGCCGTCCGGCGGGACCGTCTACGAAGTCCCGGACGGCTTCCACGACGACTGCGTCCTCGCCGCCTGCCTCGCCGCGGTCGGGCTCGAAGAGTCCGCCGCCTTCGACCTCTCCGAAGGGGTCTTCCGCTCCGCCGGAGCGGAGGCCCCCGGCTTCGCAACCTCCTCCGACCTCATGGGGGCCCTCTGACCATGCCGCTCCTCGACCGCCTCGCCGCCTTCTTCCGCACCGACCCCGCCCCGACCGTCGAGGAGGCCGCCGCGAAGTCGGCCGGGCCGGCGGTCGCCGCGCCGTCCGGCCTCGACTACCGCGACTCCGTCTGGGACCGCTCGATCATCCGCTCCGGCGAGAGGCTCATGCCGGAGCAGCTCGTCGGCTGGCTCCGCGAGGCGGAGTCCGGCGAGACGGGGAGACTCCACGCCTTCTACGACGAGCTGCGCGCGCGCTGCCCGGACGTCGAGGTCGAGGCCGGCAAGGCCGAGTCCCGCCTCGCCGCCGGCCGGCTTCAGTTCCTGCCGTGGCCGGAGTCCCTCCGCTCCCGGGCGAAGGACGGGCTCGACGGGGAGGCGAAGCTGGCCGCCGACGTCGCCACCTACGTCAAGGACGTCGTCCTCGCCCCGGAGGTCCGGTCCGACAAGGCGGTTGTCGCCCTCGCGCAGGGATTCTGGAAGGGGATCGGCGCCGTCGCCCCCCGGGTCATCCCCGACCCGGTCGACCCCACCCGCGAGAAGATCGTCGAGCTGAAGCCGATCCCGGCGCAGCGCTTCCGGTACGAGCCGAACGGCACGCGCCTCCTCCTACAGATCGGGGAGGACCGCGACGACGTGGTGGACGCCGACGCCGCGGTCGCGGCCGGCGAGCTGATCCTCCTCCGCGTCGAGGATCACGTCCCGTCCCCGGCGCGGCGCGGCCTCTTCCGCCGCATCCTCTCCCTCGCGGTCGGGCTCGTCTACGGGCCCGGCTGGTGGACCCGGTTCGTGGAGCTGTACGGAATCCCGGTCCGCGTCGGGCACCACCCGCGCGGCGACGAGAAGGCCCGCGCCGACCTGATCGACGGGCTCCGGACGATGGGGGCCGAGGCCTTCGCCGCCCTCCCGGAGGGGGCGAAGCTGGAGATCCTCGACGCCGTCGCGCGCTCGGGCTCCTCCGAAGTCCATCAGGCCTTCGCGGAGTTCGCCGCCCGCACCATCGCCAAGCTCGTCAACGGCGCCTCGCAGGCCACGGACATCCAGAAGGGCTCCGGCTCGCGCGCCACCGCCGGCGTCCATGAGAACGTCGCGGACGAGCGCCACCGGGACCGCGCCCGCGAGATCGCCGCCGTCTGGAGGTCGCAGCTCGTCTTCGGGCTCGTCGCCCGGAAGTTCGGCTGGGACGTCGCCGTCCGCCACACCCCCGAGGTCGTCCTCGACGTCGACCCGCGCCCCGACCTGATCGAGCTGGCGACCGCCCTCAAGGAGTTCAAGGCCGCCGGCGCCGGCAAGGCGATCCCGCTCTCCATCGTGAACGACCGCACGGGCATCCCCGTCCCGGAGGAGGGGGAGCCCACCCTCGCGGACACGCCCCCGGCGCTCGCCCCGTTCGCGGCCCCCGGCGCCCGCGTGGCGCCCGCCGCCGGCGGCCCCGACGACGAGCCGGCCTCCGGCCCCGAGGCCCGCCCCGGCGCCCGCGTGACGGAGGAGCAGGCCCTCGCGCGCCGCGGCCGCCGCCGCGACCCCGCGGAGGAGCTGGAGGCGCTGGAGCGCTTCGCCGACCGGCAGGCCGCCCTCTACGGCCATGAGCTGATCGCCCCGGCGCGGCGCCTCGTCGACAAGGCCGTGGCCGGCGGCTGGTCGCTGGAGGAGACCTTCGCGGCCGTCCTCCGCGAGCTGAACGTCCCGGCGGACTCCCCGCAGCTCATCGACGCCCTCGCCGCCGTCCAGCTCGAAGCCGTCATGCGGGGGATCGCCTCGGAGCGCGACCGGGCGGCGGACGCCTGACCTTGAAGGCGCCCGGGGCCGTCGCGCGCCTCCTCGTCGCCGCCCGGCGGCAGGCGCGGCGCGTCCCGTGGCTCCGCCTCGTCACCTTCGACGCCGCCACCGCCGGGGCCCCGCCGCCGCGGCCGGCCGGGCCCTCCTCCGCGTGGCGCCGCCCGGACGGGCGGACGGTCTTCGACGAGGAGTGGGACAAGTTCCCGGCCCTCAAGGAGACCGTCCGCCGCTGGGAGGCCCGGCGCGTCATGGACCGGCCCTCCTTCGACCGCCTCACCGACGCCGTGAAGGCCCGGACGTTCACCGCCGCCCGCGTCGCCACGGACCGCGGCCTGACCGAGACCCTCGTCTCGCTCCGGGCCGGGCTCGCGGAGGGGCTGACGGTCCGCGAGTGGCGCGAGAAGTACTGGGACGCCGTCCAGCGGAAGTACGGGAAGCCCGGCGGGACCGCCCCGTGGTACACGGCGACGGTCTTCCGGACGAACCAGCAGGCCGCCTTCGCCGCCGGCCGCTACGCGGAGATGTTCAGCGACGAGGACGTCGCCCGCCAGCCGTGGGTCCGCTACTCCGCGATCCTCGACGCCCGCGTCCGCCCCGAACACGCCGCCCTCCACGGGAAGGTCTTCTCGAAGACCGACCCATTCGCCCGGCGCTACTTCCCGCCGGTCGGCTACAACTGCCGCTGCCACCTCGAGGCGGTTCCGTTCGGGGAGACCCCGGCGGAGGTGACGAAGGGGACGGACGTCGCGGCCCTGACCGGGCGTGACGGCCGCCGCGTCGGGCCCCCGCCGAAGGGCTGGGACACGGACCGGGTCGAGGGGCTCCTGAATCAGTACGGGCTCACGCCGCGGCCGGTCGCCCCGCCGGCCCCCGCCGCCGCGCCCCGACCGGCCGTGCCGGCCCCGGCGACGGCCCCCGCGCCTCCGCCCCCGCCCGCCGCCCCGGCCGTCCCGGCCCCGAGGCCCCGGATCGGAAGCGCGCCGGCCACCGCGGCGCCCGTCAGGCCCCCGTCGGCCGGCGCGCACCCGGCCTCCGCGCTCGGCTTCGGGCAGGCCGACCTCGACGAGCTTCTCCGGACCCCGGGCGGCGCCCGGAACTTCCGCTCGCTGACGGTCGGGCCGAACGGCGTCGTGAGAATCGGCTGGGCGGGCCAGCCGGGCATTTACGAAGGCCGCCACATCGACCAGTTCGTTCCCGGCTGGAGGCGACCGCTCGGGGTCACGCGCACCGGCCCGGCCCCGGCGACCGGGCCGGCCCCGGCGGCGGCCGTCAGGCGCACGCTCTCGCAGGCCCAGCTCGACCTGCTCCGGCTAGACCCCAACTTCCCGCCGACGTGGCGCCGCCTGATCGCCCGCCCGGACGGCTCCGTGCAGATCAGCCGCGGCCCCGGCATCCGGCGCGAGACCCGCTCGCTCGACGACATCGCCGGCGTCCTCCAGCGGCGCGGGATGAACGTGCCGGGCTACGGTGCCGGCGTCCGCACGACCCCGGCCGCCCCGGCTCCGCCCACGCCGGCACCCCGCGTCCCGCGGTACGGCCCGCCCACGGCGTCCTACGCGCCCCCGCCGCCGTCGTCCACGCCGCAGGCCCAGCTGCTCGGGACGGACCCGAAGACGTGGCGGACCCCGCAGAAAGCCGTCCCGCACGTCGATGACCCGAAGGCGCGGCGCGTCGACTTCTACGCCGACGCGGACCTTCGGAAGCGCGGGGTGCTCCCGATGAGCGCGGACGACAAGGCGAGGCTGAAGCACGTCTTCGGCGGGCAGGCGCCGGCGCTCGACGACCTCGAAGAGACGTGGGGCCCGCCGGGCTCGGGCATCCGCGTGAAGATCACGGCGGTGGAATACGGCGGCGCCCCCGGCAGCGGCGGAACGACCCTCGTCAGATTCCGCGGGCCGATCAACGACGACACCGGGAGCGCGGTCGGGCAGTTCACCCGCACCTTCAGCCGCCACCCGGACGGCCGCTTCGAGGTCCACCACGACTACTTCCGACTCAACAAGAAGACGACGATGGGGAAGGGCGCCGGCGAGCAGATGATGCGGCGCTCGGTGCACCTCTACGAGGACTTCGGCGTCCATGAGATCACGGTCGACGCCGCGTGGGTCGGGCGGTACGCATGGCCTAACTACGGGTACGATTGGTCGCCCTACGGCCACTCCACCCCGCGGGACCGGACCGTCAGGGAGTTCGCGGCTTTCCTCCGGACGCGGGGCGTCCCGGAGGCCGACATTCAGGCCGCGATCCCGACCCTTCGGCACCCGTGGGACATCGCCACCTTCGACTACGGCGGGAAGAAGGTGCGGATGAGCTGGGACTGCGGGGCGTGGACGGAGACCGACGACCTGCCGCTCGGCAAGGCCTTCTTCCTCCAAGGGGGTATGCGGAGCTGGAGGATCAACCTGAAGGGCAAGAACTCCCCGAGCTATGTCCGGCTGAAGAAAAGGTGTGGCGTATGAGCGACGAGACACCCCGGGGCGACGGCGGCGTCCCCTTCCTCGACCTGATCGACGACGACGTCCCGGAGGGCGAGGCCGCCCCGTGGGTGGACGCCGACGCGGTCTCCGCGCTCCTGAAAGAAGCGGACGCCCTCGTCGACTCCGGCGACCTGACCCTTGAGGACTACGACCGGATCATGGACGGGCTGGAGGAGGCCGCCCCGGCGACCGACGGCGGCGCGATCTGGGAGGACCGGGAGCGGCAGATGCGGCAGTTCCTGATCGTCGCCGGATTCCTCGCGCCGGGGCCGTGGGACGGGTAGCGCCGCCAGAGGCGGACAGCGGGCTGTCCGGACCCCCTACCGGCGCCGCCGGCATTCCGAGTAGACAGGTTGCCATGAGGAAGGACTCCGGTGACGACCCCGGCCCGTAGCCTCCAGACCGTCACGCTGACCGTCTCGGTCCCGGCCGAGGTCGCCCTCGCGGCGAAGGCCGGCGCGCGGCGCGCGATCCTTCCCGTCTTCCCGGCCGGGGAGCCGAAGATGAACGACGACCGCTCGGTCGCCTTCGAGGCGAAGGACCGGGGGGACGTCGTCGCCGCCTTCTCCCGCGCGCGGACGCCGCTCGCCCTCCTCTACGACCACGGTAAGGGGGCCCGCGGTGGGCTCGCCGGGGGCAGGCTCCTCCGCCTGATCGAGCGCGCGGACGGCGGGCTCGACGCCGAGGCCGCCCTGACGCCCCGGGCCGCCCGGGAGATCGCGGACGGCGAGTGGTTCGCCACCTCCGCGAAGTTCCGCGCGTGGCGCGACGACAAGGGCCGCCTCCGCCCGGCGGAGCTTCGGCACCTCTCCCTCGTCCCGGAGCCGGCCGTCGACGGCATGGGCGCG